AACGGGAATTTAATACTATGAACAATACGAAAGAACCTAGAACCCAAGGCGTTATCAATTCGATCTTGGGCGTGATGACCAAGCGGCAGAGAATCGTTAAATGTCCGGAACACGGTTATTACTTAGCTGATGAAATTTGGGTCGGAGAAGAGGTTAAGTCTCAAAGTCGTTGCCCACAGTGTGTAGAAAAATACCGTGAAGAATGGAAGGCCAAAGAAGAAGCATTCCGCAAGCAGCAGGAAGAGGACGAGATTAAACGCAGAATTGAAGCGGCCAGAATCCCTTACGACTATCGAACCAAGGATTTTTCCACCTTCAATCCTGCAAACGAAACTCAGCAAAAGGCGCTTGCACTTGCTAAACGTTTCGTGAAAGGTTTTGAAAAGGCGTGGCAGGGCGGCTATGGCCTAATCTTTCTGGGCGCGTGCGGGACAGGAAAAACGCATCTTGCCTGCTCCATCATGATTGAGCTGATCCGCAAGCACAAAGGATTTTTTCCGAAGTACTACCGAGCGGCAGAGATTTTCTCAGGCGTAAGGGATACGTACCGCAACGGCTCAAGCTCGTCTGAAGAAGAAGCGATTAATTTCTTCTCATACATTCCGCTCCTAGTGATTGATGAAATCGGTGTCCAAAAAGGCTCGGACGCTGAATGCCGGATTTTGTTCTCGATTCTTGAGAGCCGAATGACTGACAAATATCCCACGATCCTAATCAGCAACTTAAACGCAGAAACCCTATCTGATCTCATTGGGGAGCGCCTTTACGACCGTATCAAAGCAAAGTGTGTGCCGGCTCTTTTTATGGGCGAATCAATGCGTAAACAGGCTACAGCTGATCTTTTCGATTGAGGTGCGAGATGTCAGAGAGTGCATGGCAGTTGCTGATGATCGTGCTGGCGCCGGTCGTGTTCGTGAATTTTGTGCTCTTCGGATTACTCGTGAGAGCTGCGTTTGAAATCGGACGGGAGAAAAGACATGAATTTTGATCTTGAGGACGTTGCTTATCTTTCTATGTGCTGCGTGGCGTCCTTGTTAATCGCATTTATTTTGTGGCTACAGAATAAGGATTGATCATGACCGGATGTTGTCTGTACTGCAAGTTTGCCGAGAGCTACTGGATAGATCCAAAGGGAAACATTCGGCGACCTCCAAAGGCCTCTTTTGGAGACATGAACATCTTCTGCCATCAACCTGAGAAGGGCGCCGGCATCGAATGCTACCCAATCTCATTCACACGGTGCTCGGTTTTTGAACGTGACACAGACGAGCGTATTGAACGCAGGAGAACGTTTTTCTCTCAATTCGATAGATACCGCGTCCACGCTGAGTTAATCGCTCAGAGACGCTAGACGGCTGTTTAAACAATATTCAACCAACGGGGAAAACAAATGGAAAACTTCGAAATCGCAATTTTAATTTCAAACTTCATCGCCTTTTCATTTGCAGTTATAGCCTGTTTGCTTGTTAATGATCTGGAGATTGAGCATAACTGCACAAGGTGTCGGCTTTATGACGCTGAGGAAGAAATCGAAAAGCTCAAGGCTGAAATCGAACTCCTGAAAAAGAACAACGACTAAGGAGCCGACATGAGCGCAGAGTTTCTTTTTTATGTCTTTGCAGGTGCTTTCTTTTGCTCCTTATTAGCGATGGTTGTATCCAGCATTTTTCAATACTTGAGCACCAAATCAGCCGAAAGAAGAACTAAAGAACTTGTCAACAAACTCTTGGAGGAATGCAGAAATGGGAAAAAGCCAACGAACTAAAGGAGCCGCCGGAGAGCGCGAAATCTGCGACCTGATTTTACGGGACCTCGGAATCGAGGTTCATAGGAATCTGCAACAGACCCGAGATGGCGGTGCAGACATCAAACTCAAACCCTTCTCTATCGAGGTCAAGCGCCGAGCAGCGATAGGGAACATTTACGACTGGGTAGATCAGGCTGAACGAGGATGCGAGTTCCCAGAGCGTCCGATTGTTGTCTGTAGAGCTGACAGAAAAAAATGGCTCGCGATCATGACGATTGATGAACTGTTTCGCCTCATTCGCGAAGAAGTAGCCGCTGCCGGAGGGAAATGATGAATGACACAACTCAAAAACCAAGAGGACTTATTCGGACATGCAGATACCATTCTCTTCTGCCAAAAGAAGCCCAAGACAGACTTATCGAATCTGTCGGACTTAGAGAAGGAGAAACAGCGGTACAACGAGATCTGCGCATATCGAGAACGATTGACCGAGTTAAGAGCCAATATCCAGAGTTTTTCCGAGCTCGGTCTTGACCCGTCCACGGTCCTTCTCTCTGACGCATCAGTACGTGTCGGAGTGTCCAGCCCAAAAGCGAAGTATTCAGATCAGGATCTTATCCATTGCTTTGATCTTCGCTTAGCGGGCCTTTCTTTGCGTGAGATTTCTCAGAAGATGGACATTCCAATGCGCACTCTTAGGGACATTTTCTCAGGCAAACGACGTGCAGTTATTCCAACGAAATTCAAATGAAGCAGTGCGCACCCAGAACCAGGACGGCTCAATACTCAATAAAAATCGGGGGATTGTATGACTAAGAAAAAGCCATTGACCGATAAGCAGAAGCGTTTTATTGATGAATACATGGTGGACAGTAACGCCACTCAAGCCGCAATTAGAGCGGGTTACAGCCCTAAAACGGCTAGAGTTCAGGGTCAAGAGAACCTGTCAAAACCTGCCATCCAAATTGAAATTGCTAAACGCCAGGACGCATTAAAAGAGAAGCTGGAGTACACGGCTGAAGATTGGACACGTGATGTCCTGGAGCTTAAAAACCGCTCAATGGAGGAGATCGAGCTTAAAGACGAAGACGGCAATGTAGTACATACGGAAACGAAAGATCCGCAGACTGCTCATAAATGCCTGGACATGCTCGGCAAACGCTTAGGCCTATTCGTTGAGAAGAAACAGGTAGAAGTGAATATTTCCGACCGCTCCTCCTGGCTGAATGAAGTTTTGAAGGACGTTAAAGATGAATAAAGAGGCCGCTGAGTTCGAGATGGGCCTGAGGCGCCTGGCTATCGCTTGCACGAATGATCCGCTTCTTTTCGTCCAGAAGTGCTTTAGATGGGGACACGGGGAGCTGGCCAATTACGAAGGCCCGGACGTGTGGCAGCAGAAAATCTTGTGTGACATCCGCGACCGGCTCAAGAACGGTGAGACACGGCATAAGGCCATTCAAATTGCTGTAGCCAGCGGGCACGGTATTGGCAAAACTGCTTTTGTAGCCTGGATCATGCTCTGGTCCATCTGCACCTATCCGGACATGAAGGGCGTGGTCACTGCCGAAACAAAGAACCAGCTCATAACCAAGACATGGAGTGAGTTGCACAAATGGCACCACCTATGCCTGTTTAGAGACTGGTTTGAGGTAGCAGCGGAATCCATCTTTTCAACTCAGCCAGGGCACAAATACACCTGGCGCATTGACGCAATCCCCTGGAACGAGAACAACACCGATGCATTCCAAGGCCTCCATAATCAGGGCAAGCGGATCCTTGTTTTATTCGATGAAGCATCAGTTATCGCTCAAAAGATTTACGAGGTGACCAAGGGCGCATTAACCGATAAAGACACGCAGATTATCTGGTGCATTTTCGGAAACCCCACGCGCCCAGATGGCCCATTCTTCGATGCATTCCACAAGAGCCGCCACCGTTGGATCACGTACAACATTGACAGCCGCACAGTGAAAATCACGAACAAGGAGCAGTTGCAAGAGTACGTGGACGATTACGGAGAGGACAGCGACTTCGTGAAGGTCCGCGTGAGAGGCGTATTCCCCAGCGCCTCAGCCAAGCAATTTATAAACCGTGAGGACGTTGACGCGGCTATGAACCGCGATGTGGGACAGGTCAACTACTCCAGAACAGTTGCAATCCTAGGCGTGGACGTGGCACGAGAAGGGGATGACCGCTCGGCCATAGCAACTAAGATTGGTCGTGACTGCACAATGCCGCTTAAAGTCTTTCGCGGTCTGGACGGCCCTCAGCTCGGAATGCAGGTGCTCATGTATGCGAACGAGCTCAAGGCCAAGGGAATACCAAGGGTGTACATCAACCTTGACTATACGGGCGTGGGAGCCAGCCCTTACGATTGGTTGAAAGACAAGGTGCAGCACCTCAACAAAGTCATATCCGCCAGCCAATCAACCAATCCCGAGCGCTGGGCTAATAAGCGTGCAGAGATGTGGGACAAGATGAGAGACTTTATCCGCGATGACGGAGTGATCCCAAAGTCGGAGGAGCTGGCCGAGGACCTTTGCATACCTGAGAAGCTGATCGACCAGAAAGGACGGCTACTTCTGGAGAGCAAGGACAGCATGAAGCGGCGAGGCATGAACTCTCCAGACACCGCGGACGCCTTAGCACTTTGTTTCGCTATTCCCATCCAAGAGTACATAGAGGACGACAACTGGCGACATCAGCGGATCAACCGCCATAAAGGAATTCGCGATCCATACGCATAGAGGGTGTGCGCATCAGTCTCGTGACAGGCTCGACAATCGGGACATGATGAAGATCGAAACCTGTACGCTCAGTGACCTATTCAATGACCCTCGGTATGAGGATGTGTGCCTGCACTACAGACAAGAGGCCGGACACATCAACCTCAAGGGCATTGTGGACAAGGACAAATATTCTTTTCTGGCTAGTAATGGCCTTCTGCTTTGCGCCCGCGCAGTGAGCGAGGGTCAGCTAGTAGGGATCATGGCTTTAGTCATGTGTCCTTCTCTCCACAACTCTAAAGATGTCGCGAACGTTGACACGCTTTACTTAGAGCCTGCGCACCGAGGCCACGGCCTGCAATTCTTACGCCACGCAATAAAAATGGCGCGGGAGTTTGGCGCATCAGGTATTCGATTTTCTGCACCCGCTGGATCCAGAACGGAGCAACTCTTTGACAGGTTATTCCAGCGCTCGGATGTCACCTATTACAAGTCTTTGGAGGATTAAATCATGGGCATGGAAATGTTGGGCTATGGCCTTCTTATGGCAGGGTCCGCCGCACTGACTTCTCACTCACAGAGCCGAGCCGCTAAACGAACGGCATCGGCTCAGAAGGACGCGACCGAAGAGGCCAAACGCAACGCAGAGAAACAGGCCGAGCAACAGCGTGAGCAAATGCGTATGCAGAACCAAAAGACCGCAGATCTTAGCAAGATCCTCGGCGACAACACTAATGATCTTCTCTCAGGCGGCCAAACCATGCTGACTGGAGCAGGAGGCGTGGATCAGAACGACATGACGCTGGGCAAAAAATCTGCATTAGGGTGATGACATGAAAGAAGTTCGGCAGGAAGTTTTGAACCGATGGAAAAGCCTTGTCAAAGAGCGCGATCCTTATCTCCACCAATGGATAGAAATCTCTAAATTCCTGCGGCCTGCTAACGGTAAGTTCCTCAATCCGACAACGCAGAATGAAGCAAAGACCCGCTGGAATAACATCTATGACAACACCGCGCTCAGGGCCTCGGATATTTTGGCCAAGGGCTTAATGTCCGGCATGACTGATCCCAGCCAGCAGTGGTTTTTCCTCACAACTGGGAGCCCCGACTTAGACGAATCCGTCCAGGTAAGGCGCTGGCTCTCGGATGTCTCGCAGATCCTCTACATGACATACGCCAAGACCAATCTCTATCAGGCCCTGCATCATGCGTGGCTTGAGGCTGGTTTATTTGGAATTCTGGCTATCATCATTGAAGAGGATGAGGAGAAAGGGTTTAACTGTATTCCCCTGACTGCTGGCGAATACTGCATATCGTGCGACAGCAAAGGAACTCCGGATACTATCTACCGCGAGTTTTCGTTATCGCTGAGGCAGATCGTTCAGAAGTTTGGTGAAGACGCTTTGCCATATTCTCTCTACCAAACCTATCAAGGCGGCCAGAAGGACAAGCTCTATACGATCATTCACGCTATCGAGCCCAGAGAAAAACGCGATACGCGCTCAAAGTCCAATAAGGACATGCCGTGGCGATCCGTCTATCTGCTGAAGGATGCAGGAGACGATCAGAAGCCGATTCTCCGAGAATCGGGATACCGAATGTTTCCTGCCGTGGTCGGACGCTGGGGAGCGATCAGCACGGAAACCTACAGTTGTGAATCTCCTGGCATGGTCGTTCTGGGGGATGTGAAACAGCTCCAGCACGAGCAGAAACAAAAAGGGAATGCCATTGATTACATGGTGAATCCGCCTATTGGGCTACCGTCCGAAGCCAAGGATTCAGACATAGACATGGATCCGGGCGGCCAATCCTTCATTAACGGAGCTACTGGCAGGAAGCCTGCTGAGCAGTTGTGGAATGTGGCCATCAACCTCAATGACCTGAGGCAGGACACTCTGGAGGTACAAAACAGAATCCGAGCCGGATTCAATGTGGACATGTTCCTCATGCTCAGTAACCAGTCTGCCCTCAATCAGATGACGGCCACAGCGGTTGCAGAACTGCATGAAGAGAAACTGCTGATGCTCGGGCCCGTTCTCTCAAGATTCAATAACGAGGTTTTGCGCCCGCTCATTGACCGCACGTTTGACATCCTGAACGAAGAAGGATTGATCCCGCCTGCTCCCGAAGAGATTCAGGGCACGGATTTAAATGTCGAGTACACATCAATCCTGAGCCGTAGCCAGAAAGAGGTGCAATCCCGTACTGACCAACAGGCCATTCAGGAGGCGCTCCAAATTGCTCAGTATCAGCCCGACTTCTTAGACAACTTCGATCTGGATAAGTACGCCCAGATTGTTTCCGACAAGCGCGGTGTATCGCCTGAAATTCTTCGTTCTTCGGACGAGGTGGCAGCTATCAGACAGCAGAGAGCACAGCAGCAACAGCAAGCACAGCAGCAACAGCAGATGGCCCAGAGCGCTGACATGCTATCCAAGCTCGGGAAAGTACCAGCGGGCCCGGAAACACTGGCTGGCCAAGCTGTCCAAGGTATGCAAGACATGGCGGCCGAGGGAATGCAATAGGGTGTGCGCATCGAGAAATCACGAGGATTGACAATGAGCAAAGTTACTAGAGACCCGTTCGACAACTCCCAGCGAGAAAAGGACGAAGAAAAGAATCTCGAGGCATTCCGAAAGGAAGCTGACTTTCAAGAGGCTCTGATCAATGTCCTGAACACAAGAGACGGAATGACAGTGCTGAAACGAATTTTTGATGACAGCGGTTTCTTCTCCTCGGCATTCGATACGAATGCTTTGAACATGGCTCGCAAGGAAGGGAAGCGGGAATTTGCACAACAGGTTTTTAACAACGTTCTCAAGTACGCCCCTGAAAAGATCGGCGAATTGAGACCTAAGGAAACGAAATGAGCGAAGGTACAGCAGCCGAAAATCAGACAAGCGAGGCTACAACCAACGGCACGCCTAATCCTGATTCTCAGGGTCAGCAGGGAGAATCCACGCTGATTGATGAAATCTCCAAGGCAACTCCTCCTCAAGAGGGACAGCAGTCTCAGCCTGAAGAGAAGACCGAAGAGGCCAAAGAAGAGAAAAAGGAAGAGAAGGCGGACGAGACTGGCGGAGCTCCGGAGAAGTATGAGGATTTCAAAGCGCCTGAAGGTACAACCTTAGACGCAGAAGTCATCAAGACTTTTTCGGAAGTCGCTAAGTCTCTGAATCTGCCTCAAGCCAAGGCCCAGGAAGTCATTGACAAGCTGGCGCCGAAGTTGGCAGAGCGACAGATTGAAGTGCTGAAACAGACCAATGCGACATGGAAAGATAAATCGCTCCATGACGCAGTGATCGGCGGCGACAACTGGAAGAACACAGTCTTTTCAGCTCAGCGAGCCTTGAGAGAGTTTCAGACACCCGAAGGAGAGTTTACTGATCCGGACGTTTACGAACTGGCGACCTTTGCCGGGAATCATCCGGGTCTGATCAAAATCCTCAAACATTTTGGCGACAGCATGCGAGAGGACAAGACAGTTAGAGGCACCTCTAACAGAACTCTCACTCCAGACGATATTTACGGTAAATAAAGGAGTAAAAAAATGGCAGACGCATTCACTGGGATGTCCCCTGTTACGCTTGCTGAATGGCAGGCTCTCGTACCCGAAGGCAACACTCAGATCAACATGATGATTCAGACCATTCGGGATTATCAGCCGTTCTTCGATCGTGCCACTATGGTGCGTGGTAATGACGGCCAGGGCAAGAAGGGCCTAATCGGAGAAAAGTATCCTGAAGGTCAGCTTGTCGGAATCAACGAAGGCTGGAGCGCTTCCAACGCGGCTGGCCGTGCTGTTCGTTATCCGTCCTGCGTGGCTCGTGACCGCTCGGTTATCGCCAAGCTCATGCTTGAAAAAATGCCGGATAAAGAACGCAACGCATTCCGCATGCGAACCGATCAGATGTTCATCCGCGGCTTAACCCGTGGCATGGTTAAACGAGTATTCCAGGGCAACCCTGCAACAGACCCGCGTGATTGCATGGGTTTGGCAAATATCGTTCTTCCTGATCGTGACAATGGCGTTTGGAAGGATTCCATCATTGACGGTGGCGGCACTGGTACAAATCTGACATCCATTTATTTCGTCAATTGGGATCCGGAGGAGATGACGTGTTTCTTCCCGCAGTATGGCGGAGCCGCCGGAGTATCCATGGAAGCGATCAAGGAGCCCGTCTATGTTCCTGACGCAAAAGGCAAAATGTATCCCGCATATGTCACTGAATTCGGATATGACCTCGGCGTTTTCGCCGGTAATCCTGAAAAGATTGTGCGTATTGCTAACGTTGATCCGACCAAGTTCACGACTGACAAGGGCGCAACAGACCTTCTCAAGAAGTTTATTGAGGCACGTCACCGCTTGAAGACCTCCGACTTCTCCAATGTCGGTATTTACTGTACTGATCAGGTGGGCTTGATCTATGACCTCCAGTTGCTTGAAAAGACCAAGTACACACTTGAGTACAAGACTTTTGGTCAGCGTGAATCAATGCTCTCCTTTGGCGGTATCCCGATCTATCAGTACGGCACCGACGTTTTGCCGTCCACTGAATCCAAGATCACGATTTCTTAAGGAGTAGAAAATGATCATTGATCAAAAGATGATGTTTTGTGAAAAGGCAGAGGCCAAAACCGCGATCACGTCTAATGTGCTCGATTTTGTCGCGGATCAGACCTCTCCTTACTTGAATGCTCATGGAATGGTGCTCTGCATTTTGACGCCGACAGCAATTGCCGGCACGTCCATCACGTTCAAACTGCAGGAATCCGCAGACAAGTCTACCTACACGGATGTCATGACCACAAAGGCCCTTACGGCCACAGACCTGAAACAGCCCTTGCTTATTTCACTGCCGCCGATTCATAAGCGTTATCTGAAGTTGGTTTCCACACCGACATCTTTGACCGCTGGCACGATCACTGCCTTTATCGGCAATGACGTTCAGCTGGGTTCCCCGCTCCGCACGCAGGGAGTTGAATTCTCTGCCGAAGCAGCGGCAAGTTCTAGTTAGTTAATTCTCTAGTTGCACGAGGAGGAGGGAGGCTTGAAAACCTCCCTTTTTTAATATGAATGAAGTGTCAATTTGCAATGCCGCTCTGAGCTACTTAGGGCAAAAGGGTACGATCACACAAATCAAACCACCTGAAGGAAATCCGAACGCCGAGGCTTGTGCTGAATACTATCCTCAGGCGCTCCGTTACTTACTGGAGGCGCACAACTGGGCTTTTGCTATCAGGCGCGTGAGACTGCCTGAATACAAAAAATATGACGCCGACTTGTATCAGTGGGCGCACGGCTACCAAGTTCCCTCAGATTATTTGCGCACCGTTAAGGTCTATGAGAAAAGCTCACAGGTGGACGAGGCCGGAATTGATTTTGAAATTGAGACAATCTCAGAAACAGGCTCATTTATTCTCTTGACTGATTCTCCCGCTCCCATGCTCCGATATGTGGCCAGCGTCCAGAACGTGTCAATCATGCCGCAGTATTTCATTCAGGCCCTTGTTCTCCAGCTTGCTAGTTATCTGGCAGGCCCACTGATGAAAACTTCTATGGCGCAGCAGATGATCCAAATGGCCGCTCAAGCACTGGAGACTGCGAAGTTTCAGGATTCTCGAAACTCTATCAGGGTCAAGCACGAGTATTTGGCGCCCCACCTGGTTGCACGGAGTATCTAAATGTCACTGAAAAACTATAAACAGAGTATCGGAGGAGGTGAGATTTCTCCTTCGATGTACTCCAGGATCACGGATCCTTCATATTCTGCAGGGCTGGCCAAGTGCCGAAACATGATCGTTGAGCCTCAAGGCCCTGTAGTGAGGAGGCCCGGATTCTCAATGGTGCGTGAGACCAAATATCCGGACAGAAAATGCCGCCTGATCCCGTTCACATTCTCAGCAACTCAGACGATGATCTTAGAGTTTGGGCATCATTACGTGAGATTTCACACGAACGGCTCAACCTTAATGAACGGCAATGTCCCGTATGAAGTTGCCACGGATTATGACGAATCCGAACTCTTTGATATTGACTATGCTCAGAGCGTTGACATCATCACGTTGGTGCACTGCTCCCATCCTCCGAGAGAGTTGAGACGATATGGCGCCCTTGACTGGCGACTTGTGGACATCACTTTCAATACTTCGCTTACTCCGCCTACAGGTGTTACGGCCACACAGCACATCTTGCAGTCTGCGACATACAAAGACGGATACGTGAGAAAGTACGTAGTGACCTCTTGCAACTTGGACAACTCGGAAGAATCCAAGGCCAGCCAAGCGGCCTCAGTGACGTGCAATCCTTACGGTGATGGAGCCTATAACACGATCACTTGGAATACTGTTGCAGGCGCCGACCATTACCGCGTGTACAGAGATAAGGGCGGTATCTATGGCTACATAGGCGAGACCCGCACGAACAGCATTGATGATGACAATATCGCGCCTGACAGCTCTATCACGCCACCAATTTATGACGATGTTTTCCTCACCAGTGGAGGTATCAGTGCTGCCACCGTGGTGGCTCAAGGTACGGGCTACACGGGACTGAACGGAGAGCTTTTAAGCGTTTCGCTCCTAGAGAGTGAAACATGGGTGCTCAAAGGCGAAGGATATGACCTAGGAGGGAAATTCAAAGACGCTCCTATGCTGGCGGCCTACTATGACAGCAAATGGAATTTAATGAGTTCAGGCGACAAGTACGGCTATCCCGTGGGCTGGATTCCGTCGAATTTCATGGATTACTTCACCTTCTCCATTACTGTTCACGATGCTGAAGGCTCCGGAGTTGGAGCCGTGGTAAGTCCTGTTAAGGCGACAATGGCCGACTGGTTTGACATTACGCCGCCTGACTATTACAAACCGAATCCTCGTGTTATCGGCATTAGACCGCTAAAAGGCCTGACGATTACTCAGGCAGGCAGCGGATATAAACGTCCCGTTATTACGATCAGCATTACAGGCTGGCCGACATGGAGTGACGCTTATAAAAATATCACTGGTGTGTTTGAGTTTTACCGTTATTCGGGCTCTTTCCAAGCCTCGGCCACATCCGCAGGTTTTATGTATTCCTCTATTAACGTAACCGATTCGACCGGAAGCGGAGCCGTTCTGGAGCCTGTATTCAGTCAGGGCAAACTTACGAACGTCCTAATCAAGAACGCAGGGGCGGGCTATTCCAACCCGACAGCCACTCTTGTTTCTAATTACGGCTCAGGCGCTCAAATCTCTCTGACTGTAGCCAACGCTGGAGACTATCCAGGATGTGTGAGCTACTTCGAGCAGAGAAGGTGGTTCGCTGGTAGCCGCATGAGACCGCAATATATTTGGGCCACCAAGACGGGCACGGAAACGGATATGGGCTACTCCCTCCCGTCCCAAAGCACGGACAGAATCAAGGTTAGAGTTGCCAGCCAAGATTCAAACAGAATCCGCCATATCGTCCCCCTGTCTCAGCTCCTCATGCTCACGGCCAGCGGGGAATGGAGAGTGAGCCCTGTAAACTCTGACGCAATCACGCCTGAATCTATGAGTGTAAGACCGCAGTCTTATGTCGGATCAAGCCAGACAAAACCGGTCCTTATTAACAATACGATGATCTTTGCCTCAGCCCGAGGCGGCCACCTGAGAGAACTCGGTTACAGCTACCAAGCGGGCGGTTACATAACCTCGGACGTGTGCCTCAGAGCGGCTCACCTATTCGATCATCACGAAGTCGTTGATATTGCATACGCCAAGGCTCCTTATTCCATTTTCTGGTGTGTGAACGACATAGGCAAACTAATCTCCTTTACCTATGTTCCAGAACAGCAGGTGGGCGCATTCGCTCAGCACGAAACCCAGGGAGACTTTGAATCCTGCGCAGTGGTGCCAGAATCCAATGAGGACATTCTTTATGTTGTGACCAAGCGCAAGATCGGAGAGAACACCGTAAGGTTTGTTGAGCGCATGAACGAGTACATCATTGACAAGGATGAAGATTATCTCTTCATGGATTGTGCGGGCACTTACTCGGGCCCGGCCAAGACCGAGATCAGCGGGATTAGCTGGCTGAATGGGATGAAGGTTTCCATCCTGGCTGACGGGTATTGTGTGCCGGATCAAGTAGTGCAGAACGGCAAAATCACGCTGAGAAGAGCGGCCTCTAAGGTCCACATTGGCCTTCCGTACAACAGCGACATTCAGACCTTACCTCTTGCCTTACAGCTTCAGGATCTTTCTTTTGGTAGTAATCACCGCAAGAACATCAGTGGTGTGGCAGTGAGAATGATTGATTCAGCGAGCATTCTGGCTGGCTCGAGTTTCGACGACCTCTATCAGCAGCCAACACGCGGACGGGAAACACCTGGTACTCCGCCGAAGAAGAGGAACGGAGAGTTTGAAGTAGATATCGCCGCTTCATGGACGGATGACGGCCAAGTGTGTATTCGTCAGAGCGCCCCGCTCCCGCTGAAAATTTCCAGTATTACCGTGACCTGCGACGTGGTGTAGTGCGCATCACGCTCTAGGAATCCTCCAATATCTATGCTGAGTTGGAGGATTTTTTATGGCCGGATCAGGTTTTTCTTTTGGCACACTAGGCCTTATTTCTACAGGTGTTTCCACACTCTTTAATGCCTTCGGTGCGAAGAGTGCCACGAAGTACAACAACGCTATTGCTCAAGCACAGGCAGACATAGCGAAGATCAACGCAGACACGATGAACTTGCACTATCAGCAGAGACTTTTCGCGGCTGAGGGTGAGTATCAGCGAGAGACAATGCAAGCCGCTCAAATGAAGGCGCGGCAGAAAGTCTCATTAGCCGCTAATGGTGTGGCAATCGGGGTCGGATCAGCTGCGGAACAATTGGCCAGCACGGACATTGTGAAAAAGATCAACCTCAACAGGCTTGAATCTAACGCTAAATCCGAGGCCTGGGGCTACCGCGCAAAAGAGACTGACTACCGTAACCAAGCGCTCATGAGCCTAGCCAATAAGAAGAGCGCCTCCCGAGCATTCACCGATTCCCTGCTTATCGGAGCTGGGAATATGGGCATGGCGTTTGCCTATGGAAAATTAATGAACATGGCCGCTAAAACTGAAACCGCCGAGCCATCAAAACCCGATGAACCAATCAAAGTTGACGCCGTATCGGGAGCCGACCCGGGAATCAAGATTGACGCAATCTCAGGCGCACAGCCCAACATGAACAGGATTGACGCCATATCAGGAGCACAACCCAATCTCCTTTTAGGCCAGACAGTCAAAACGACACGGCTCTATCCGACAACTAAAAACATCTTTTCTCTGAATTACAGAGGATAAAAAAATGCCTATCGTTCCTAAGTATGAAAATAATGTGCCTGGAGTAGCCGAAAGTGGAAGAGGTTTCGGCGCTCCCGTTGATAACGTCCGACCCTCTTTTGACTATGAAAATGTCATGAATCGAGCGCTACAACCGTGGTCGCAGATCGCAGATAGCGCTGTCAAAATTGAGGCCTATCACCGTGACACCGTTGTGAAAGCTCGGGCAGATGAACAGCTGGACGCTTACAACAAGGAAGTACAGACAACGCTGTACGACCCTCAGAAGGGCTATTTCTCTCAGCAAGGCAAGAACGCCGTGACAAGCTGGGATCAGGCGCAGAGCGACCTGCAATCCATTTATGACAAGCACTTGAGCCAGATTGATGATCCAGACGTGAAGGAGGCTTTTAAGTCGAATGCCCTTCAGCGCCTCAACTCTGTAAGACAGAAGACAGTCGTCTATAGAAACGAACAGAACATCCGCTGGCGCGCTCAGACCTCTAAAGACCATGCAGACAACCTTGTGGAAGAGTTTGCCTTAGGCGGATTCTCTCCAGACGGTCAGAGAACAATGGCCAGCCTGATGAATGAGATCGACTACCAAGGAAGGATGGAAGGCTGGGACGAGGAGACGCTTAAGAGACAGAAAACGGCTTATCAATCTTTGGCTTATGCAGGAGCTTATGGAAATGCGATGCTCACCGATCCAGAAGGAGCCATGCGTCATTTCCAAACAACAGGCCAAAAGATTATGACGCCAGATGTGAGCCAGCGGGTGCTTATGGAGTTGTATAAAACGAGCAAACCGATTATGGCCTCAAAACTGGCAGCTATGGGCGGTATTTCAGCTTTATCGCTAACAAGCGGAGCAGTGGCAAGACAGCATGGAGACCTCGAACTAAGTGAGCGAGTTAGGAATCAACAGCAAGCCCAACAAGGATTAGGGACACCGCCGAAGGTTTCCGACAAGGTACTCAACACTCCTGGGTACAAGTGTTGCAATCCTTTGAACGTAAAAGTATTTGGAAATAAGTGGAATGGACTTATTGGGCAGGATGAACGAGGACATGGAATTTTTTCTCGTCCTGAGGAAGGCATAAGAGCGGGAGTAAAGGTCCTCCAGTCGTATTCCAATAAATATGGGATCAATACAATTGAGGGAATTATTTCTCGGTTTGCAGCGGCCGATCCGGCAACTCTCAGAGCGTATGTGGATAACGTAAGCCATGCCTCTGGCTATGCTCCTGATGAACAGCTGGATGTGAAGAATCCTGATGTTCTAAGAAAAATTATCCCGCCGATGATTAGGCAGGAGATAGGTGACGTTCCGTACTCAGATGAAACTATCAACTCGGGAATACATAGAGGCTTAGGTCTGGAAACTGATAAAGCACAAACCACTCTCTTAGAACAAGAAGAAGAGCGTTTGCCGCGACTGACACCTTCAGACCTGATCCTCAATCCAGATGCAAAAACAGGATATGCCGTTTTCGATAACCTGCCGAGAGCGCTGAAGTTCGACCTGTTGAAATCGGTTAAACAGGGATCCGATCAAAACATATCTGGACAGAAGGGACAACTTTCTTTAGCTATTAAAAACGGACTTGCTCAAGCCAGAAATACAGGGGACATAGGAGGAATTCCGACAGAAACCGACTTTATCCAGGTGTACGGACAACTAGAAGGAACAGAGAAATTTAGAGCGGCTCAACAGGAAGCTCAGTTCAACGCCAATCTATATATGATGCCTGGAATGTCAGTTGCGGACATGGAATCCATGTATAGACAGCTCACTCCTGAAAAAGGAGATCCGCAGTACGCAGAGAGGATGAAACAGAGAGATTTATGGCAGAAAGCCATGAATCAAACTCAGAAGGAGCGCGCTGATGATCCTGTTCAGTTTGCCTTCTCTGGAATGCCTGACTTAGGCTTACAGCCGATCACCGACTGGACGAATCAGGACGGAGCGCTGTTACAGATTCAGAAACGAATCGACAGCATGGATCAGGTGGCTGAACGCTTTGGCACGCCCAGAACGCTATTCAGTAAAGCTGAGATTTCTGGTTTCCTAAATTTCATGCAGAGCATGGACGCTCCTCACCAGGCGGACTTCTTAAGCAGAATGGCCGACCGCATGACCGATCCGACCGCCACCAACTCTGAACCACTCAGGATTTTCTCCGAACAGATCGGCAACAAGAATCAGACACTGGCAATCGCTTTGGGAGTGGCCTCTACTCCTAACGGCAAAGAAACTAACGGAGCCCTCAGGCAGATCAAGGGAGATTTCATTAAGAAGAACAAACTCACTGATGCCTGGAAACAAGAGACTGAGATGAGGAATCTCCTCTCCGGCGTTTTGGCTGTCCCGGATGGAAGCCCTGCTTACGAGGCGATGCTTAGTGCAGCCATGAATGAATATTGTTTTGCGAGTCAGACTGGCACAACGAAGATTGAAGATGCAGCGGCAAATGTTTTTGGCCGCGTATATGAACACAACGGAAAGAAGATTATTCTGCCTACACAGATTGACAAGGCTCAGAAAAATACATGGACATTTAGAAGAAGCGGAAGTTTTGAAGACTTACTGAGTGACGCTGGAAAGGACTTAGCCAAGTCTAAGAAATCCTACTTTTATGCCGGACAGAAACTCAGTCCTCAGCAGTTAGAGAACCTAATCTCCAACGCCCCTTTGCAGTCGATTGATGACGGTGTTTATCAGGTGGTCAACGGCCTCAATTACGTAAGAGACGAAAACGGACAGCCGCTCGTTATCGACCTCAATACCTATATTTCTCGGAGAACAAAAAAATGAATTGGTTAAACGCATTCGGTGAAACAGTTCAAACTCAGCCCGAGGCCCTCAGAGGTTTTAGTGTTGCGCAAGATACTGAGATGACTAAGCCATCAGCCTTTCAAGGTACTGGCGAAGCGTTGCAGAAGACACTTCCTTATCAGTTCTATCAATCGCTTTCCGGGATGAACGAGTTAATGGCCGACCGTGTAGAGGTGAATTACGACCTCGACAATAACGAGGACGCATTCTCCGACTTTAAGCCAACCCAGGATCAGAACGAACAAGTAGCAAAGCGACTGAGACAAGATGCAAAATTTGCTCGCCTCAAAGCACAGAATGATTACACGCCTAACCCTGAGACCACAGGACAGGCGGCAATGATGATCCACGGCCTAACTGGTTCTTTGGCTAAAGCAATCGGATATACCGTGCTGACGGGCGGAAGCGGTATTTTGGCCGCTCCGCTTTTCGGTGCAGACCTGGGACTTTATGAAGCAGGGAAACTCAGAGATAAAGGTGTGGACGAAGCCACGGCGCGAAAGGCAGGCGCAATCACAGGTACAGTGAATACTGTTGGAATGGCACTTCCTGGAGCCATAGGGACAAGCTATGTGAAGTCAATGCTATTCGGAGGCCTAGCGAATCCCGCGACCGACAGCATTGAACAAGCCTCGATTAAGTTTGTTCTGGATAACGCCAACTATTCCAAACAGGCTCAGGAGTATGACCCGTTTGATCCTGTAAACCTCGGAGTGTCAGCAGGTATGGGTATTGCTTTTGGAGCTTTAGGCGCACGTGCAAACCGTGCTCAGGCCCGTTATGAAGCAGCAGAGGCCGCCGCCCAACCGAGCGCACCTCAGACACCTGAAGGACAAGCCGCTCCCGCCACAAACATGAATAAGAGCGTGCTCGATTCAATTCAGAACCGTGACAGATCCTCGAAAGAATCTCGGCTCCAGATGGAAAAGATAGCGGCCGCTCCTAATTTCAACCTTTTGAGAGAGAGCCGCTCCCTCGATCAAGGCGCGCCGATTATTGCCTATGTGCCAGAGGACATGAATATTCTCTGGGGGAAACGGGTTGATGTGTCTGTTGACCCGAGCTCCGAGCCGATGACAATGCGATATGCAGTCGTGGACGCAGACGATGTGCTCACGTCTAACGCTGTTGACGGCTCCAGCAATCCGAGTTTCACAGATCCGACCGTGGCAGGAGCACGAGCAATCGCAGGTAATGGCCGTATAGCTGGCCTCCAGGGTGCATACAGACAGGTTAAGGCGACCAAGTACCGAGCTGACCTCACTCAAGATTCAAAAGAATTCGGAATCTCCAAGCGCCAGATCAAGAAGATGAAGAATCCGATCCTGGTGCGCGTCATGGATGATGCTGATGTAGTCGAAGGAATCGGTGAGGCATCAAACAGAACGGGAACGCTCAAACTCAATCCGGCCGAACAAGCTGCCCAGGACGCTCGAAACGTCCGACTTGAAGAGGTTGAATTCACCAGAGATGGTGAAATTACTCAAAAATCAATGGACGAGTTTGTAAAGCGCACACCAGATAAAGAAGGCCTCATTGATTCAAATGGCAATGCCCTTTATGACAATATCGCACGCAGAATGCGCCCAGCGATTTTTGCCGCCGCATTCTCTGATACCCGGATCATCAATAGATTCATAACCAACAACCCTGAAGACAAAAAGATTATGAACGTCCTCCAGAGCGTGGCAACTGAAGTAGTGCGACTGAAGAAGATCAAAGGTGAGTTGGACTTTTCTCCAGACTTACTGGAGGCAGTGGCGGACGTATTCGAGACACGAAGAGAAGCCAAGAAGATCAACGGAAAGGGCCACGAGAAGGAGCTTACAGGCTCCCTCATGGAGGAATCCGCAACTCCTGCACAGCGCTATTTCAGAGACATTCTCCTATCTGCTAATCCTGAGAGACTTCAGGAGATTCTTGCCAGATTTAGAGAGGTGGCAGAACAAGAGAGCGGCGGTGAAAGTTTCTTTGGCTCCGTTAACAAGGATCAGGTGTTTGAAACGGTCAAATCTGAGTTTGACAAGAGGGACGCCGCAATCAATTCCCTCCAGCCGAGTGACGTTGACGCGGCAATGGAGTTGCAGCATGCAAACGTTCTACAGAACGATCAGCCTGTGGGAACACGAGGAGATGTGAACAGATCAATTGCAGACGAGAAGAAAGCCGCCGAGCAGCTCGACAACGGAGAAAAGGTTGAAGTCTCTGGAGAAGGTGTTGACCCTGAGGTCATGGACAAGGAGGTCAGCTCCTTTATCACTCGTTTTGTGAAAGAACTCGTGGGCGCTGGAGCGGAACAAAAGGTCGCGGAGATGGGCGCCAAAGTCCATGACGCATTCTTTGAAACTTTGGGAATCCGCCTAGGCAAGAGCAGAAAAGAGCTTGAGCAGGAATATGAGGTAAGAGTTCAGAGGGGGGGGGAGAATCTTGAAAATCCTGAAGGCTTTGCTTCAATGTCTCCTCAAGATAAGTTGGAAACTCTTAATCGCTCAAGAGAATTTGATGAACAATTGAAACTTTGGGAGCAGGGAAAAGGGTCAAATAAATTCAATCTTGGAAGGCCATCCTGGGTTCTTCAGATTTTTGGTGCATCAGATCGAAAAGGCATAAACACAACAAAACGTCAATTTGTTCATGTTCTCCTGCCGAAAGGGAAGAAATTATTAGGCATTGACGGAAAGCACGGTCTTAAGGCGTCTGAATTGGAAGGGCTTTTAGTTGGAATCCAGCAGCCAATAGCAGTTTTTAAATCAGCTACAGACGGCGGCATCGTTCTTATTACAGAACTGAAACGAGGTGATAGTCCAATAATTGTTCCTATACATCTCACTCGAAATAAAGACGGAGATTTTCAGATCGTCAATTTTGTTGCGAGCACTTATGAGAAGGAAAGAACTTCGATCAACAAATGGGTAGAAAAAGGCTTGCTGTTGGGATATGACAAAACAAAAGGACCCAATGTTCTGCCAAGGGACTTCGGGTCTAATCCCCACCTGTCGCGGTCCGCAGACGTTACAAAGACGTCGGCCAATGACAAAACACTGAATCCTTCAGTTAGGCCTATTGTATACCAGAACGAGACTTCCATTGGGGACTTGTATCAAAGCGAAAGCGCCTTGAGGGGGATTTACACACCAGGCGAACGCGTGATTACGCTCATGCAGTCTGCAAACGAGAGCACATTCATTCACGAATCTGGCCATTACTTCCTTGACGTTCTTACAGACGTAGCAATGAAGGAGAACGCACCCGCTCAAGTCAAGGCGGATGTCCAAACTCTTATGGACTGGTTCGGAGTGAAAGACCTGGACGAATGGAGAAGCCTTTCTATAGACGAACAGAGAGCGGCCCACGAGCAATTTGCCAGAGGTTTTGAACAATACCTGAGAGAAGGTGAGGCTCCGAGCACAGCCCTTGAGAAAGTCTTCAAGGCCTTCAAAGACTGGCTGACAAAGATCTACAAATCCTCCGAAGAGTTGCAGGTTGAAATCTCTCCTGAGGTGCGCGCCGTCTATGATCGTCTGCTGGCAACGGACGAGCAGATCCGAGCCAGGAAGGAGATTGAAACGCCTTCTCTCTTCGGTGGCATGGAGCCAGAAGAGACGCCTGCAAATCCGGTCGTGAAGGCCGTGCAGCAGACAGCAGAACGGGTGATTGACCAAGCTCCAATATCCGAAGATAGCAAAGCTCGGATTAGAGAAACTCTAGGAATCAACCAGCCAGAACAACAGACTGGTGAAAATCATCCTCATTACGGGGTCCCGAACGAAGAGCAATTCATGAACCAAAACCTTGAGACCTCCGCAATAGACGATCCCAACGCATTCATAGTCTTAGACGATGGACGTGAGGTGAGCATGGGCGAATACATGCGCGAGGTTGAGGCCGAGCAAAAACAAGAACTCGACAAATCAAACAGTATTTCCGAAGCGGCTCAGTGCATGTACAGAAACGGAGCTTTTGACGATGTTTTTTAAGGATTGAAGGAAATGGTCAGCAAATTAAAACCCGAATGTGAACAGAAAGTTTCGGCGGTACTTGGTCGTCCTCTTACCTATACGGAAAGTCAAGACCTCGTAGCCAGCGTTAAAAGCTATTACCTCAGAAATAGAGAGAGCCATCCGGGAATGTCTAGGGAGCAGGTCGTGAGCGAGGCCGCAAAACAATACGCGAAGCAGATTGAAAACGAGGCTAAGCGTAAGGCACTTAATGCAAAGAGACAGGCTTTTGCTATTTACAAAAACCGCTTGACTTATAAGACAATGAGACAGGAGGGAGATAGCGCTAGCCAGGCGGCCAGAGGCATTCTCAACCGCGTGGACAAATATAAAGTGGGTGTAGAGCAGGAGGCCAAATCGCGCCTAGTGGACTTCCTGGAAAAGACTTCTCCGACGTTTTTAGGCTTATGCGAGAACAAAAAACTCATAAGCGACCTCGTGAAAGAAATTGCCGGAACAAATACTAAAAACCCTGTTGCGAAGTCTGCTGCCAAAGCCTGGATTGATACCGTGGAATCACTCCGCCAGAGATTTAATGCCGCTGGAGGCGATATTGGCAAATTGGAAGATTGGCTATTCCCGCAAACTCATGACCGCTACAAGCTCGTGAACGCGGCTAGGAGACTTGCAGGAGGTCAATTCAAACAAGCGGGCCTGGCAGTCAAAGACACCGTAACCTTGAAAAAATACAATTCCAAACAGAATAGAGATGCTTGGATTGATTTTGTTTGGGACAAGATCGATCGTTCTAAATATCTGGACGACAATTTAAAACCAATACCCGATGACAAAATGCGCTATCTGCTTGCAGAAATTTACAGCACGATTACAACAAACGGAGCAAGCAAAGAAAACCTCAACAAGGTTAAGGCGAAGCGGGGAACGAGCAGGGCAGATACTCGGCAAGCACACAGAACTTTGATATTCAAAGATGCTCAGGCCCGTTTGGATTACAACGAGGTTTTTGGGTCGAATCCAAGTGTGTTAGGCACAATGATGGAGCATATCGGAGGAATGTCTAGAGATATTGCACTGATGGAAACGCTGGGGCCAAATCCAACCAGAACCTTCAATACAATCAAGAGAATGGCTCAGATCGACACAGATCAGCAAACCTCTTCCACGGGCAAGATTAAGTCAGCAGACAACTCTCTTTTAGACGCAATGTGGGCAAATCTTACTGGGACTGCCAATGTCGTAGAAAGCGGCTTTATTGCCTCAATCGGTCAGGGTGCTCGTAATCTCCAGGTAGCAGGAAAGCTCGGCTCCGCTTTTATTTCCTCGTTCACGGACGTGGCAACTTATTTCCACACAGCCAGGGTCAATAGAATGCCTTTTGCCCGTAGCGCGATGCTCCTGGTGAAGTCTCTCAACCCTGCTGACAAATCAGATAAACGGTTTGCCGCTCGTGCTGGCATTATCGGAGATGAACTCAACTCCGCCGCTTCCCGCTTCGTTGAGGGAAATATCGGCAACGGGATCACGGGCAAACTTGCAGACCTCACCATGAGATTGTCTTTGCTCTCTCAGTGGACTGACGCAGTGAGAAGAGCGCAGTCTTTAAACACAATGGCAACTTTTGCCGAGGCCACAAAACACAACTGGAATGACATTGACGGCTGGCTGAGATACCGCCTGGAGGAATTCGGAGTTTCTGAGGACGTGTGGAAAGCGCTCCAGAAGTGTAAGCCCGAAGAATTGAACGGCTCTGAGTTTTTAACGATCAATTCTATTAAAAACGCCGCGTCCAAGAATGGCGACATTGACGGCCTCAACGTTGACAAGTTGGTGTCCACCTATCTGAGCTTTGTGATGGATGATTCATTTATGGCATCCCTCCAGCCCGACCTAATGACGCGCTCGATTACAAACTGGGGCAAGTCTCGGGGTACCGTGGCAGGTGAATTTATTCGCAGTGTTTTCCTTTTCAAGTCGTTCCCTATCGCAATGTTTACGCGGCACCTCCAGAGGTCAAGAAGCCTCTATCGCTACAAACTTCAAACTGACGGAAAGACCGCCGCAGTCTGGAGCAGAGTTGGGTACTACTCAACATTGATTGCCTCAACAACATTAGTGGCCTGGGTAGCTAATATGTTTAAGGACATTATTAACGGCAGTGACGTTAAAGATCCCTTTACAACTGATGCTATTTTTAAACGTGCCCTCACGGCAGGCGGCGGAATGGGCTTTATCGGAGACATCCTGGTTTCTGGCATGGATGATTACAAATACGGACATCCAGCGCTCATGAATATGGCGGGCCCTGTTCTTTCTACCGCTATGGACGCCTACACGATTTTTGACAAGTACAAGGACAACAAGGACATAGGCGCGAACATGCTCAGAATCGTGAAAGGCAATATGCCCGTGGTCAATCTCTGGTACACGAAACAACTCTTGAATCACGCTGTATTCAATCGGATCCAGGAAATGATGAATCCTGGTTATCACCGCAGGATCGAGCAGAAGATTAGAAAGAATCAGGGCGTAGGCTATTGGTGGAAACCTACCGATATGGTCCCCTACAGAATGCCTGAATTCGGTACAGAGCCTAATAGGTAGGTGTGCGCATCAACAATTTGGCTGACATGAGAATACTTCTAAACAATGAGGTGTTTTCATGCTGCCAGATGTTCCGCGACGGGTGGGCCCTGTAACAGGCTTGGGTATCTCCCGAGTTGATTTTGACTTCAAGATATTTGCGTCCTCCAATGTGCTCGTTATCCGCACAAGCAAGGCGGGCGTGGACAAAACGCTCAAGGAAGGTGAGGGCTATACCGTTACCTGGGACGAGGACCAGACGGCCAATATCGGCGGCTACATTACTCTGGACGAGTTTCTCACGGACGGTGAATCGGTCACGATTCTCTCTAACGTGGCATACACCCAGGAGCTAGATCTTCACGCGGAAGGGGATTTCAATCCGAAAGATATTAACGACAACTTTGACCGCACCGAAGCGCAGATTCAGCAGTTAAAAGAGAAGCTCTCCCGCGCCGCAGTTGCTCCCGCCTCCTCAGGCATGGAAGGTGAAGAGTACGGCGAAATACTCTTAGAAAACTCTACTAAGTCTGGAGAATACGCCGCACAAGCTCAGGCCGCTGCAGAGAAGGCACAAGCCGCTGCTGACATTGCCACATCTGCTCAGGAAAACCTCGATGCTTCCACAGACGTGGCAGAGAACGCCGCAAAGGTAGCAAGCAATTCAGCAACCGCCGCCGCTCAATTCAAACTCGATTCTGAGGCCGCGGCTGCTACAGCAACGGAAGCAGCAGAGATTGCAAAACAGGCGGCATTTTCTTATCGCTATTGTGCGACCGCTACAGCAGGCGGCACGGTCAACACGTCAGCAATCGTGCCAGCCACGCTGATTAAAGTTGGCGACCACGTGATGAACGCTGACGGACAGATCTTTAGGGTCTTGAATGTTGGCTCCAGCACGTGCGAACTCTCTGGAATCATCACAACGATTAGCGGCCCCCAGGGTTTGAAAGGTGATTCAGGCAGTATCGGGCCTCAAGGCAGTAGCGGCGCAACTTTTACGCCAGCGGTTAGCACTGAAGGTGAGATTTCCTGGACGAACAACAAGGGCCTTACAAACCCAGCACCCGTAAATATTCGCGGCCCGAAAGGCGAAAGGGGTGAAAGGGGTTTGCAAGGCAGTCCGGGACCGGTCGGAAGTGCGGGGCCCCAAGGCCCAATGGGAAGTAGCCCCTGGGCAACAGCTTTCGGTCAATTCCGCATTGACGGAGCCGATTTAAAACTGGATTACGTGGGCCTGGATACCTCAGCAGATTTCTCAATTAACAGCAATGGGCAATTAACAGTTACGGTGACAGAATGACAACTCTTAATCTAGGCCGTGTCCGTCCTGTTTGGAAAGGTGACTGGACATCAACGGCAACTTATTTGGCATTCGACTTCGTTAGGTACACGGACGGAAATGTGTATCTAGCCGTCCAAGACGTACCAGCAAATTACATCCCGAGCTCCCAGTCTGATTACTGGGTTTTGTTTGGCGCGAAGGGTGATGTCGGGAGCCAAGGCCCGTCGGGCAGTCCGGGTGGAACAGGTAGTCAAGGGCCCCGAGGTGTGACGTTTACACCCGCCGTTAGCGCAGATGGTGACTTGTCTTGGACTAATGACGGAAGCCTTAGCAACCCAGGCACAGTTAATATCCGCGGCCCCCGCGGTTTGCAAGGTGTAGCGGGCAGTCAAGGCCCAGCGGGCCCAGCGGGGCCAGCGGGGACGACGAACTACAACAACCTGACTAATAAACCTGTTTCGGACCCGTCGTTAAAACTTGCTGGCGGGTTTGCTGATGCAAAGGCGACTGGTGAGGCTTTAGATAAACGTGTTGGAGTAGCCAGTCAATCCTTCTCTGACAATGAGAAAGAAATCGCACGTGCAAATATCGGATGGGCCTCGGGCTTTGCTGCTTCGATTTCTGCCTGGGTCACAGCCTCATTTGCCGCCGCCGTGGACGCCTACCTCGTACCGATTCTCAAACAGCTCTGCTTAGATAACGGCGCCACTCAGGCCGAGATCGACGCGCTCGAAGCTGAAGAAACCAGCGAATCTGATTCATAAGGAGCAGTATGACTACATTATCTGAAATCAAGGCTGAGTACCTATCCAAGGCGCTGTCCCGCCCCGTCAAGGCGTATGGCGTGAAGATGGGCAACGGCAGAATCACGTCCTTGTCGGACGTTCAAGGGTTCCATGTCGAGCCTTGCTCAATCGAGCTTATCGCACTGGTGGATAAGAAGTACCTGAAGGGGAACACGATTCAAGAGGAAATCCCGATTGAACCGCTCAACCGCCCTGAGGGTTTCCAGTATGGCTATGACCTCTACACCTTCACAACGCCTGACCTGAAAGCTGACAACCTGAAGGTAGAAGTGTTGGAAAAACCGTTGATCGGCAAAGCCAAAGTCAAGTTCAAGGCGGGGCAGCAGTTTGCGGTCAAATCTCAGTTGATCACCGACGAACTGTATCAGAGTGCTGATGGAAAATATTACACACAGGCAGACCTTCCGGAAAACTCCGACGCATTCTGCAAAGAGCGCTACAGCAACGAGATCAAGGCGGAGCGTAACGCCCGTATCAGTGACACAGACGATTACGTGAAGTTGCCTGACATCACCGTGGCGCGGTCAGCAGGAGCCAAACGTTCTGCTCTGGAAGACGAAGACAGAACGGCCTTAGAAACATACAGACAGGCGCTCAGAAACCTGCCTGAATCTGAGGGTTTCCCGTTCGTCCAGTGGCCTCAGTTTCCGACCGCTTTGGCTTACGAGCTACAGCAGAAAGTCAATGCAAGACAAAACATGAGAGGAGGCTTCAATGCTTAAACAGTTGATTCAGTTGCTTGTAAACCAGCTCGTGCCTAAACGTGCTGTAAGTGGGGGGGGGTACTATCTATGGTAAGAGACCTTCTGAGCTAGGGATATCTGACTGTTTAACTGGTGCCGTGGTCGTTCAAACTTCTACATCCACGGGATACTTTGAATATGTCGCGCCATCAGATGGAATAGCTTGGGTTTACGGAACTCGGGCGTTCTTCGTAGGAATCCGCCCAACTGGGATGACTGAAAACTGGACATCACTAGTCAGGAACTCTACAGAAGGTCTAAACATATCCGTTTATCAATACTTTAAGAAGGGACAGAAGATTCAATACCACTACGGGTTAACAGCGGGAACGATCTACTGTTACTTCTGCCCAATTTAAAAACGCCGAGCATTTAGGCTCGGCAAGGAGCTTAAATGCTAAAACAACTTATCCAAAGGTTGCTGGATAGTAGGACTACTCCAGCACAGGCGGTTCAAGCCGACAGAATTAACATCAGTACAGAAACAACATTCAGCACTGATGAATTTGTTCCCCCTCGTGACGGCTTTGTGCGAGCGTGGGGAAAGGTTCAGCAAGGCCTTGAGGGTACAGCTATTGCTTTGAACGTTAGCAACGGAACTACGGTACAAGGGATTTCTCGACTTGCTTTTACGGGGCCGTCTTCTGCCAACGACATCGTTCAAACTTGGCCTGTAAGGAAAGGAGAAGCCATCAGTCTTTCGTTCTTCAACATTGATGTTCAGTTACGAACATTTTACGATGCAATCGGGGGGGGGGTATCTTAGATCTTTTGTCTCGGCTGTTTGTAAGAGAGGTGAGTTATGCTTAAGTCGCTTATCTCTCTGTTTGCCGAGAAGTTTCTGCAAAGTAAAAAGTCTTGGGTTGCAGAACAGAGTGCTCCGATTACCAGCGGGAGCACACTCATCCCCTGTACAAGCACAACGGATTTCTTTACCTACATCGCTCCGTGCAACGGCTGGGCGACTTCTCGGTGCAACGCAAACACTGTCTCAGCTCTTGAAATTCAAGTCGGGAACGGGCAGATGGTGCTTACCTCAGTTCTTAATGGCAACACTGCGGGATGTGGTGTCTGCTGTTACGTTAAAAAAGGAAGCACCCTTAAGTTCTTATGTCGAGGCGGCAACACGTCGGATTATTCTATTTGGTTCCACAGGGCAAGTTCCGACACTTAATTCTTTAGTAGGAGGCGCATTATGCTGAAAAACATTCTGAGCCTCCTGCTGAGCAAGTTCTACAGCAAACAGGAATCTGAGCTTGTCGGACATCAGGCTATGCCGTCCAGCACATGGACGGCTATTTCTCTAAGCCAAACCACTAGCGATAGCTGGACACCGATTGGGTCATACACAGCGCCCAATGATGGTTATATCCAACTTCAAGGAGAGGCTACTGCAGACGCCTCCCAGCTTGCGATTAGGACAGAGAATAACGGAGAAGTCCGTGGCAGTTTCATTTGCCGCACTGTTTATCAGGTTAGCGGTGTCAACTTAGTCGTAGCTAAGGGTCAAACCTGTCTTCTCTTGTCCTCCCATAGCAAGAACATTAAGGCTCGTTTTTATCAGATCATCGGGGGGGGTATCAAACTCTTAAGAAACAAGGAGGTGGCCTATGTTTAAACAGCTTATCCAGCTCTTTGCGGAGAAGTTCTTGCAGGGTAAGAAGGAATGGGTCGGAAGTCAAGGTCTTTTCTCAAACCCAAATCCCGGAACAACGTTCTTTGTTAACCACGCTCAGGCTCAACTTTATACGCCTCCAAGTGATGGATGGATTACGTTCGGCGGAAACCGACCATCGGTCAATGTCGGCATTACCGGAAAGTTGGGAACGTGTTGCGTTAACTCTCAAGGTTATCTCAGAATTACAACTCCGGTTCGGAAGGGGAATACCGTTAGTCTCTATTGCGAGACGGACGATCAGCAACCGCTTGAGGCAAAATTCGTTCCCAGCGAAGGGGCAGCGTAACACTTCACTTGTAGGAGGTGCGTCATGCTGAAGTCGCTCCTCCAACTGCTCCTTGTGTCCTTCCGTGGCAGTCATAAGTCAGTACCGTTTTATAGGAACACGATTTATCAAACAGGGGCTTTTACGTCCACCACAGAAAACAAAGAGTTTCTAACGTACACGGCACCAAGTGACGGGTATCTTGTTCTCCAAGTTTCTCAGAGTACAGCGGTTGAATATGTCTTGATGACAATGAGGAGGGGGTCGCTGGACATAGCTCAGTCATGTATCGGAAGCTGGGGTTGGCCTGTCGTCACTTCACCCGTTAAGAAAGGTGAGGAATATACGTTCCTCTATAAGATAACGGGTGGAAATCCAAGTCAAATCAGCTATCACTTGAATTTCTTTTCCTACCTGAACTAACCACACCGCCCCACACTCCGTGGGGCTTTTGCTAGGTGTGCGCATTGAAAGAAAAAGCGCTCATAACATCTCTAAAAAGAGAGATAGACATGGAAACAGATTTCAGCCTCAGCGAGTTTGCCAGCACGGTAAACCTTATTGTGTTCACGCTCATATTGATATGCGCGGCATCGGGATCGGCTATGCCTTACGTGAGAGCTGAGAGGAATTGGAATTTCCCGCGCTGGTTTGTTGAGTTCATATCCAGTTGCGCTGCTGGCTTCATTGTCTATCTGATCCTCCGCACCTCAAAACTATCCTGGGAATGGATCGGAGCCTGCTCAGGAGTTTCTGCATATTTTGGCCTGAAGATCATGAATACGCTGTACGGGATCGTTACAGGCAAATTAAAACTCACTGTTCACAACGGAGCGAATCATGGCAATTAGTATGCGCTCATTCATAGCCGGCCTTATAAAGTTGGTTCTGTTCTTTGCTTTCTATATGGCTGGGTTTTTCACAAACTCTCAGTTGAATCAATACACAATCGTCTCACAGCAGGACCGGATCAATAGCCTGGAGAATGAAACAGCCCTCCAGAGGCTACAGATCAATGAGCTCAATAGACGAGCCACTTCAAACACTGAGAATCTAAAGCAGCTGGAACGTATCAGCTCGGATCTTGAATCCTTAAAAAAAGAGGTTCAGCAGCTTCACGGCTTACACAATACGAAGGAGCCTAAATGAGAAAGCAGAACATCATGCTTTATCCGCCTGAGCTTGCTACTCAGTTTATATCTGAATTCGAGCAGGGACCTAAGGGTGGCCCGGCCCTTGAATCCTACAAATGCCCCGCTGGGGTGTGGACCATTGGTTTTGGCCACACGAAAGACGTGCACGCAGGCGAGCACATTACGCGGGCTGAGGCATTCGACCTCTTGGATAAAGACTTGATCCACACGCAGGAAGAACTGGCAGCGCTCGTTCACGTACCCGTTACGGAGAATCAGTTCATCGCTTTAATGAGCTTTGTTTTCAACTTCGGTATCACGAAGTGCCGCAGGTACACATTATTCAAAATGGTGAACGCCGAAAATGAAGACGGAATCCGAGAATGGTGGCCTAAATATTGCAATCCTGGGACCGCTTATGAAAAAGGTTTGCGCCGCCGTCGTTACGCAGAACTAGAACTCTTTTTCAGAAAATGATCCGAGTAATTTTGATTATTGCCGCCGTCATGTTCTCCTCAGTACTTGGCTATCACTTCGGCCAGCAGGAAACTGAGCTGAGGTGGACACAGGAGCGGGAGCAGCTACTTGCTCATCAGATAGAAACGTTACATAGAAAGGATAAAGAAATTGCGCAGTTGGAAAAGTCTATTGGTGTCCTTAACGATTCTGCTCTCCGGGTGCGCGAGCGAGACGCCCAGATTCAGCGACGCCTACAGAGGGAGCTTGGAGAGTGTGGTCGATTTAGACGAGCACTTGAGGCGTGTTCAGCAACTCTTAGCCAATGTGCAGAGCACGCAGTCTCTGATCGAAGAATCATTGAACGGTGTGCAATCCAGCTCAGGTGA